GCGCCGCAGGCGCAGCTGAAGCCACTGAGCCATTATTCATGGAGATATAATCTTTATCACCTGGAACCAAAGGAACAACCATTTTGTTTTTAGCAGGGTATCCGTTTTGCTCTGGCTCTATGCCAACCAAGAAACAAAACTGTTGACCTTGCAAAACTTGAATACCAGCGATATTACGTTTTTGCTGGGCTTCATTAGACATATCATCTTTTTTCAAATTATAGATACTATCGACCATACGTCTCAACGTGTTCAAGCCAATATTCCTTGCGACAGGAACGCCGTTATTATCTAGCTTATCGCCATGAACAAACAAGTTATGCCAAACACGCCTCTTATCGTGATTGCCCCCGATAATAGTAAACTCCATTGGGCAATATACAGCGCTACTAGACATAGACTTCTTGAACAACATGCCTTGACCAAACTCAGGCATTTCTGCGTCACCGCCAAGAAGATTGATAATTGCAACAACAGATGTTTTGTCAGGAATAAGTTCCAGAGGCTTCTGTTCTTCGGCAGTTTCAATTTGATTTAAATTAAGCATTTTCTACATTCTCCACTTCATTAGTAGGTTTCACAAAGTTCATAGTGCGTTCGTTTTGAGGGACGCCATTGCTCATTTTTTCTAAAAGCTTGCCTAAGTGTGGCTCTTCCAGAAGATCAAGTCTGCCAGACCTATCCTTCGCTGGATAGCCCCATTGGTTTAAAGTTTGGCAAACAAAGGCACGGTAAGGCACTCCGCTATCATCTTGCATAATTGCCATCGTGATAACTTCATCCACAATGCCAGGTAATTCACGGCTAGTCTTGGCGCCTTCAAGTTGAAGTTCAAAAGTCTCGCGCCCATAATCATCTATTCTTTGGTCAAGAATACCGACAAACACAACATTCTTATCTCTAATATGCTGTAAATGAGATAGCCATCCCATCATTTCCCTGCCCTGCATACCGTAAGCCGCTCTGGTATCTAATTTGCCAGTTCGGTCTGATCTACATTCGGGCTGATTTTGGCAGTACACAAAGCAAAGTCTAGCCGCCACTGTAATTGAGTCTACAAAAATGGTGTCATATTTAGATAAAACATCTGCTGGATCACCATAAGTTTGACACACATAATCATAGTGCATTTGGCTGTATGCTGCCTCATCACCTAAAGAAGGATTGGGGCCGCCAATAAATACTGCAAAATCACGGCATTCTTGCCAAGTTTTAGGGCGAATAACGTCAATAGCCACACCTTCAATAGCCGCATCACCTGCCTCTAAATCCATGAACAATGTCTTGGAAGGGTCGAGGGTTCGGGCAAGAGAAGTCTTGCCCACCCCAGACTGACCACAAACAACTAACTTGTGGCCTTTCTTTTCAGCTAATCGCTGTTCTGCTGATATAATGTTAAGCATCATCACCCCCTTCAATATCTACACTGACACCTTGAAGATGAACGGTTCTCGCCTCACTTAACATCGCTTTAATAATTGGTGGTGCAGCGTTGAACTTTGCTTCTGGAATTGTGTAAGTGACTTTGCAGTAATGCTTGGCAGTCTCTTCATCCATTGCGTTCAAAGCCTTAATAACCATACCCGGTTCCCATTCGACTTTTTTCTTGATGTTGACTTTAATTTTAAAACCATTGTCCTCAACGGTCACAGCACCAAAGTCCTTGCCATCCTGACGCAATTTATTCTGCGCCCGCTCTAAGTAACGACCTTCAAGTTCACTTTTAACTAATTTCATTTTTTGTTGCGCCGCTGAAATCTGTTCTTCTAGAACTTTCTTCAAATCTGAAAGCTCAGGCAGAGATGCGGAGTGTAACGAATTATCGATCACAGATGATTTATCTGTCATATTAAGCTCCATAGATAGATAGTGTTTAGAAGCCTAATCTAGGAAGTAGATAACCTACTGTCAAGAAATAATCGTTATTTTTTTTTAGAAATTTTTATTTCGAGGTCGTTTACAATCTTCATAAGTTTCTTTTTTAGACGGAAAACAGCGGTTTCCAGACCCTTTGCATCCTCAACAATAAATTCTTCAGAGCCGTCTTGATTTATCTCGTAATAGGTAAAGTCGGCTATATAGGCACAAACTTTTTGCTCGTTGATTACGATATCAAAACGAACCTGTGTTTTTAAATCACGAATATGATTGGCACGCTGCAACATGACTAGCTGACCATATCTTTCAGCCTCCCACTTGCTATCAAACATAATGCCAAGACATTCAGTTTTCTTTGCATTGAATTTATTTTTTTGGTAAAATCTATTATAACTTGGCATTTTATGGTGCTTTCAATATGGAAAAAGATAATAAGAGATGGAAGTCGGTAGGTATAGACCTTACCACTTACAATAAATTACGCAAGATTTGTGAAGAGGAAGATAGAAATATTAGCCAGCAAATAAAGCGTATGGTTAATCGTGAGTATCGTGATACATTTAAAAATGATTCTTTGGGCATAGGCTCAGTGAGGTAACATTAGGAGGGCATATTATGTTTAGTAGATTTATAAAAATATTTTTTCCAGCTTGCTTTGGGGAAGAAAAGCCAAAACAGAAGAAGCGTGGCAGGGGTAGGCCAAAAGGCAGTAAGAACAAGAAAAAATGAATATTTCTATCGGCGATGGCTCAATGCAGAGAAACATAAATAACGGTCTGTGCCCTAGATGTCAGACACAAATGCAGCCTGTTGAGGTGCATGGTCATGTTCAATGCTCCGTTTGCCATTTGGTTATAGAAGAATGTTGCCAAGGGGAAACCGCATCTTGTGCCGTTGACCCAGACGATTTAAGCAATGGCGCTGGGTCATTATCCTAAATGACAAACCAACTTAGTTTTTTAGAGCGATTTAAAGTTGTGTTAATGCCAAGCGAATCTGATCCAGATTTTAAATGGGCTGTCTGGGATAACGAAAAAAATAAAATGCGTTATCGTGTGACAGACAAAGATTACGCTGAGAAGCTTAAAGGTTTGTTAGAAAAGAAGGGTTAGTCAGCTAAGGCTCTCATGCGGTCTACTAAACGCCGTGCGCGATTCGGTACTTGTGTGTACCATCTTGAGTCAACCATTTCGTCTGCGGCTTTATCCCAATCTCTGGCATCAACACCAGCCTTCATGCCTTTGAACTTACTTAATCTAGGCCGACCCAGATTAAACATCATGTTTGCAATGATGTGCTGACATTCCTCTGGCAGGTCGTCAAAGTCTGGATATAAAACCTTACACTCATCAAGTGTTACAACTATATCCAAATGAAACCTTTGTTGAACACGCTCTTGTTCTATGACTGTGCCTACAGGTTTACCGTATTCGGGGTCGCCCTGTTTAATAAGTGCGCCGATTCCGAAAGTTGGCAGACCAAGGTGGTCTAAATAAATCTCGTATTTACAGCCTTCGTCTTCGGCTATTTCTTCACATAATCTGTCTTTGTTCATTAAATAAGTCCTGCTGTTGCGCCGCGTATACCAAGGGCTTGTGCCACTGCCGGATCTTGTGCGGCCTGTTGTCTAATAGGGGATGTCTGCGAAAGAGACGTTCCAGGCGCTGGAGATGGAGCTTGAGGTATAACCGAACTTATGTTCGGGATATCTACATTTTTACTTTCTAGAAAAGCTTCTGCCTGCGACTCAGCTTCATTAATTCCTTCTTGTGTCATTTGTGCGCCGACTTGCGGTATTCTGCCAAGAGCAGCTTGAATCGCATTAGAGTATATTCTAGCTCTAGTCTGCAAATCTTTCCCTTGAGAAGCTCTCCAAGCATCATCTACTTGTTTCAAAGCCGTGCCGCCTGTGAGAAACTTTGTAATAACTCCATAACGCAGTATATCTGGTATTTTTTGAATGAAGTTTGCCATGATTCCTTGAGACACAAGATCACCAGCATTTGAGTCCCTGGACAGATACTTCATTGTTCTTGCGAATTTTAACATATACCTAGACGTTCTAGGCCCATATATATTTTCAAGCCTGCCACCTTTGTTAGCATCTAATATTCTTTGACCAAGCTCTCCCATTCTTTGAGAGTTGATTGTGGCGCCAACATCTTCAAGAATGTTCTGCATATAGTAAGATTTAACGGTTTGCTTGCCTTCGTCATCAAGAGTATTAAACAAAACCTTAAACTCTTCGGGCTTCGTATTAGGGTTGGATATTACTTCAGCAGCTTCATCAGCAGTTAGCTTGCCGTCAGCCGCATTTCTTAATGCGCCAGCACGCTTAACAATCATAGTTTCTTCGCCAACTTTTATGGCGTTTTCCATAGCGCCTACAAAAGAACCTGTTCTGTCAAGTCCAGCAGCTATTGCGTTATCAATAACATCAGAGTTTATCTTGATGCCATTTCCTATTGCGTCAAATTGTTCGGCAAGCTTGCGTACCTTTGCAACATCAGACCCGAACAATTCATCGGCTGTGTCACCTAAATCATCAATTGTTTTTCTAAAAGCAGAACCTCTAAACTTCGTAGCGTCTAATGATTTAATGCCCGATTTTTGTAAAGCATTCGCCAAAAAGTTTGATGCAAGCTGCGCTCTGAAAGGCTCAAAACTTTCACCTAAAGCAAACTTTAAATTTTTAATGGCATCAGGGCTGTTGTTCTTAATAAGCTTCTGTGCCATTCCAGAAACTGCTTCTAAAGACTGACCTTCTTCGAGTTTTGTAACGATGTTTTTTATACCAATGTTATCTTCTAACTTATTTATGTCATCCATTCCAGACTTATAGAACTGACGTAAAGGAATAAAGTCTTCAGCTGCACGCCTTAACTGAGCAACACCTTCATCTCCACCTAATGTGGCTCTTTGCGCTGATGTAAGATTGTCTATACTTCTAACATCTAAAGCATCATCTAATGCTTTTCTAACGTCTGTTAAAGCGCCTGTTAAAGTTACACTACCAACGGCGGGCTGTTCTCGCATCATGCGAGATACAAGCTGGCTACTGTCAAAAAGATTTCTAAAAGAAGCGTTTTCACCAAGTCCATCTATATCATCAACGAGCTTTTTAATTTGAGCCTTTACAGTTGAGTCTCCAATCAACCCTGGTCGTAAGTATTGATCCTTCAATTGATTTGCTACTATTTTAATTGGGTCGGTTGATATTATATTTTTCTTGCCTACGCTTGTTGCAAGAATGTCATCAATAGCCGTATATCTTCGCCCCGACTCTTCTAAAAACTCTTTTGCACTTTGTTCAATTGCTCCTACAAGTTTTTGGTCTAGCAACCCATCCTTAGTTGTTGCTAGTCCTGTTTGATCAACAACGCCATCGAGGGACTTCATTATTTCTTTGCTAGCCTGACGTTCCAGCTCTCTCATTTGTTTAGACTGAGTTTGCGCTGCAGACAAAACCTTTTGCCCTAAATCGTTGGTTGATGTAGCGTTATCGTTTAT